TAGGTGATGCATGTCAGGATGGATAAAAATTCACAGAACTTTATTAGAATGGGGATGGCTTAACTCTCCGAATCATGTCGCACTTTTTCTCACTTTACTACTCAGAGCAAACTACAAAACCACAAAATGGCGCAGAGAGACATTAAGTCCTGGTCAACTTCTAACTGGCCGAAAACAGTTAAGCATTTGGACTGGATTATCGGAGCAGCAGGTGCGCACAGCATTAAGTGACCTAAAAGCAACCAACGAGATAACCATCAAAACATGCAATAGATTCTCAATAATTACAATAACTAATTGGGATATGTATCAGCAAGATAACCAGCAGGATAACCGGCCAACCAACCAACGGCCAACCAACGGCCAACCAACAGATAACCACATCCAAGAAGTTAAGAAAGTAAAGAAAGAGAAGAATATTAATACACCTCAAAATTCTTTTGAGGAAATTCCAGAAAATCTAATTGAGCATTTTAAGAAAAATGACCTAATGCGTATTAGAAGCAAGATAAGTATAAAAAAGTTGCAGACTGTCATAGATGATTATGGGGTTGAAGAAGTCTTTGAGTATATTGTTCGGGTAGACGACTATGTTCAAACAACTGGTAAAAAATATAAGTGCTATGTCTCAGCAGCAAGAAATTGGTTAAAACGTGATGGCGTTAAAAAGAATTTGAAGATCGAGAATGTTTTGAAAGGGGAAGATGATGAGGAAAAAGTTTGGTTCAAAACTAACTCAAAAACAGAGGGAATACTTTCGTGCGAAAAGTGAACATATATTTTTTAAATCCAATCTTAGATTCTTAAGAGAGCATGGAGGATTCAGACCTACTAACATGCATCTTTTTCTAGCGAACGCCTCTGGTGGCAAATCAACAATGGTCAGAACACTTGTAATTGATTTACTTGAGTGTGGTGCAAATGTTTTGCTTTGGCTTTCAGAAGAAACAACAGAGCAGTATTTAATTGAGTTTGAAAAATCAGGCTATGATAACTACGAAGAGGAAAGCTTTACAATTTACTCAGAGGTTGATTATAGACTAGATAACTTAGACAAAGAGGTTGAAGAACAATCAAACAGCATTGCAGAGGATATAGATACACTGGTCATGGCAAGGGAGATTGACATAATAATCTATGACAACATAACTACAAGTATATTTTATATGCAAAGGCCACCTTACCAACAAGCATCGTTTGCGTGGAAGTTAAAAAGCAAGGCAAACTCATGGGCATTGCCAATGGTTATAATAGCTCACACAAACGATAAAGTAAGCGAAGACAATCATGATATGATACGCATGAATGATATTAAGGGTTCAAAAGACATTATCAACATGGCCGAGTTTGTTTATGTAATGCAATCTTTGTTTGTCCAGAACGAAAGATATAATTTTCTAAAAATAGCAAAGCATAGATCGCAAAGCATAGATAAAAGTTTTTTCCAATTAGTATATCACAAGAAAGCAAAAATATTTTACAACACACCAGCATCAGACTTCGAGGAGTTTAAGAAGATATTCAAAGAAAGGAGAAAGCTAGTATGAAAGACGATGATAAAGAAAAAGAATTGGAAAAAAAGAAAAGGCAAGAAAACAGAAAGAAGTTGATTGAACTTAAAAGAAAATTTGGAGGAAAGAAAAAATCAACTGAAAAAATAAACATGAAAAAATTAAGCGAAATATTTTATGATGCTACGTTTAGCAAAAGAATGTATAGAATAGCTTTTAACGAATTAAGAATCATGCACTATAAAAATACACCAATGGGTTCAAAAGATAGAACCTATGTTAAGCGAGCAAAGATTTTAGGGCTGCTATGATTGAGAGATATAAAAAGCACAAACAATTACAATATATTTTGGCCATACGGAGCGACGATCAAGAAAAATTTAGTGAGTTGGTAAATGAGTCGCTGGCGTGCGGAGAATTTTTTAAGTTATACGAAAAGATACCTCAAAAGCTTTATTTACTTGGAACAGATAGAATAAAAAATTTGTTGGCAAAAAATAAATTCAAATATTAACTGGCGCACAGTGTAATATATGAAGTCAAGAAAAACTATGTCAGAACTATACCAAACACCATTAGATTTTACGCAGAAATAGGGCGCATTTCAATTTGAAGACCGAAACATATATGAACACAAGCATGGGAATAAAAAACTGATTAGAATTAAAACTAGAGGCAAGGTGTAAGAAAACGAGTTAATCTTTCAGTTTCCAGTCATATGTCAATATATTAACATCGATGACAATATATTAACAATTTCAAAGTAAAATTCTAAAGCTATAAATTTTATTATATATTCCATCAATGCATTTATCTGTTTTGGCATCAACCTAAAGCAAATTCCACCACGCATATATTCGACCCCAGGGCAATGAAAGCAACATTCAGGGCCATATTGTTTCAGAGTAAATGTAATTGGAATCAAATAGATAGAGAGAATAATGCTATAGCGACAACCTAAGAGTTCGTTTGTTGCTTTCCTCTCTCGCAGGTCTGGGTATATAAATTCAAATCCTGCGGACGGCAACGCTATAGCAAAACTCTCGCTTTAGACCAACTTCGCTTTTAACAGCTTTATCGGCCCTTGGCCTTAACCCAGTTAAAAGATGGCCCTGCTATGTCAAAAAGTCAATAAAAAGACATGGGTGACAATATATTAGAGGTCAAATGCGATATAACTACCCCAAGAGTTGCTAGAAAAGTCAGTATAGTAGGTAAAACTCTTTGCTATTTCAGTCGTCAAGGGAACAGAGTCATTGTTAAATAGCTCGATAACGTAAAGGTCAAAATATTTCTCTAAATGTTCTGGATGAATTGTTTTCGAGTTCATTAAACTAATAGGTACACCTATGAAAGAATCGTCAATATGAGATTTTCCAAGTAAGCACTTTGCAAGTTCATGGTAAATTAATGCCTTTCTTGAATAAGAGTTCGATACTGCCCAATAAGAAGAATCGACCGTAACAATGCCAGTAAACGTATCACAGCTACCCACAATACCTTGCGAGCTGTGAATGTCGCCAAAGGTGACAATTATCCTATCCACGTCAGCATTAACGTTATATGTATTTGCATCGGCCATAAAGTCATCAATAAACTCATAGAATTCTGGTGATGTTTCAGCAACACCACCAGGAAGCTCTTTACCGCAAGAAAATAGAAATAAAATTATAGTTATAAAAAATAACGATTTCATTTTTTACCCCACTTGTTTGCTAAAAATTTTACCTGAGTTGTGGCAGTATATTTTTTTGATGTTTCTTTAGTCTCAAAGTAGTCACTTATTGCACGATCAAAAAACGCCTGCACACTAATTCCATTCGCCTTTAAAATGGAAAGAATAAAACCATTAATTCTTATTCCAGTTGATTTATCTTTTTTCATCTTCACCACCTTTGTTTTTTGAAAACTTAATATCCTCAAGAATTTCTTTTAATAGAGAAATCATAGAATCTGTTCTAATTCGTGTTTCATAATCATCGAAATAAAGTTCATTTATCTCGGTGTAGTGCTTTAACTTTCTGTTTAAATTCAAGATAAGATCATCCATTAAATACCCCCTGATAGTTGTTATAAAAACATTATATCACGCTGCGTAATAATGTAAAGCAAAAATGTAAAACACTTATATTAAATAAATGACTTTTAAAATTTGCCGCATATTCAGTCCTAAGCGTTTTTTGTAAAGGAGCATATAAAGTGTAGTGCCAGCACGGTAGAATTGATCACAGACAAAGCTAGCGTGTATAAAATTGGTACAATTCATGGTGTGTAAATTTTATACACCTAGTAAGTAGTTAATACTACTAGTAGGCAGCATGTGTGGTAATGACTCATAAACATTTATACACGAAAAATCAGTTGTTTAGATGATTGTCATAAATCATTAAGAAAAATGCAAAAAATCTCAAAAAAACGAATGAAATTTCACACAAAAACGCAAGTTCTAATCCATTTTGTGTGAAAATTTGCTTTTTTGCCGTGAAAATGTATAGAATTTACACAATCTTAATCTGGGGAATAAATATGAGTAGAATAATTTGGAAACTTGAAAAAAGAAAAATAGATGAACTAAAACCATTTGATAAAAATCCAAGAGTGATAACTGACGACTCACTTGATGAGTTGGGTAACTCTTTTGATGAAATTGGAAACTGCCAACCGATTGCGATTGATGTTGATAACACCATTTTAAGCGGTCACGCCAGATGGATGCGACTAAAAAAAGAAGGTGAAAGCGAAGTTGAGTGCATGGTTCCAGATAGAAAACTCACTCCAAAGCAAAGAGAAGCGGTTGTAATTCGTATGAATAAAACGATTGCAGGAAAGTGGGACTTTGAAATTTTAAAAGATGAGTTTGAATTGAGTGATTTGATGGAGTGGGGATTTGAGGAACACGAGCTTTGCTTTGAACCTCCTGAAACTGGCGTTGATGATGATGAAAAAGATCAGACTGAAAAAAAGTACCTAGTTGAGGTTCAACTTTACAATGAGCTAGAACAAAGTGACTTGTTTGATGATCTTGTTAACAAAGGGTTTATGGTAAGAAAAAAATGAATTACGGAATATCTTACCAGGGATCAAAGAATAAAATATTAAAAGATATTTGCAAATGGTTTGTCCCAAATGAAAATTTCTATGATCTATTTGGCGGTGGTTTTTCTGTAAGTCATTACATGGTTAAGCATCGGAGCAAGCACTTTAAAAACTTTATTTATAATGAAATAAGAAAAGGTGTACCTGAATTAATCAAAAATGCGATTGATGGAAAATACAGCTATGACGTTTTTAAACCTGAGTTCATAACAAGGGAAAAGTTTCACAGGGACAAGGAAGAAAGTGCATATATAAAACTACTTTGGTCATTTGGGAATAATGGAAGAGATTACTTATTCGGAAAAGACCTTGTGAAGAAAAAACAATCACTTCACAACGCTATCGTATTCAATGAGTTCGATGAATTTGCAAAAGAGGTGATTGGAATAGATCAATTTAATGAAAAAATTAGTATTATTGACAGAAGGTTGCTGGTTAGAAATATTGTTCTAAGAAAAAAAGATAATGAAGTTGGTAGACTGAAAGGACTGGAACAACTGCAACAACTGCAACAACTGCAACAACTGCAACAACTGGAACGACTGCAACGACTGCAACAACTGGAACTCTTAAATAAAAGCTATGAGCAAATAAACATAAAGCCAAACTCAACAATCTACTGCGATATACCTTACAAAGGAACAGCAGATTATGACAAGAATAAGCACTTCAATCATGATAAGTTCTTTGGTTGGGCGGCTTCGCAAAAAAACCCCTTATTCATTTCAGAATATAACGTTTCAGATAAAAGATTCAAATTGATTTGGATTGCAAAAACAATATCAAAATATTCGGCAACAAATAACAGTCAAAAAGTATTCGAGAAACTATATTGCAATAAAATTGCCTACGAAATGCTGAAAGATGCAAAAAACAACAAATAATGGTAGAATAAAATTATGAGACCAAGTAAATACAAAAAGTCATTTAACAAGCTCGCACTTGAACATTTCAAGAAAGGAAAAACGATTTCTCAGCTTGCTGCTGAGTTGATGGTAAGTAGAGAAACCATTTATGATTGGGGCCGCAAGTTCCCTGAGTTTTCTGACACCCTATGTAAAGGACAAGATTTAGCTCAAGCATATTGGGAAAATTTACAACATGGTAAATCTGTCGGAGCAGAAAAAACCGAAAAATTTAGTGAAAGAGGAATCGAGTTCAATCTAAAGACACGTTTTAGACGTGACTATGCTGAAAAAATTGAAGTAGACCAGGACAATAAAATCAATATAACTTATAAAGATGCATAGTGAGTTTTCTTTATTATCAGGTCAAAAAGAATTTCTATTAAGTGAATCAAAAAAAGCATTTTTACTGGCGGGAATAGGATTCGGCAAGTCTACCATTGGATCACACTTTAGCATTAACATGTTTTCCAAATATCCAAAGTCTAAAGGCCTTATAACAGCAAATACTTACTCACAATTAATAAATGCAACTGTTGAAAATTTAGTTTGCGAACTAGATGCTTGTGGAATACCTCATAAATTAAGTCTAGGCGGTTCAAAGAAGCATATCAAAGTAGGCAACACAAAGGCTTATCTTTACTCACTAGAAAAACCAAATACTATCAGAGGGATCCAAACAGGGTGGTGGTGGTCTGATGAGTCGGCATTTGCAAAGAAAGAAGCTATCCAGATATGCAGGGGTAGACTAAGAGACAAAAACGGCCCACTGTACGAAAGACATACAAGCTCACCTAATGGTTTTAATTGGGCGTATGACGAGTTTGAGAATAAAGACGGTATCAATAGAACAGATAAACTACACCTTATTAGAGGCATTACAAAAGATAATATATTCCTGCCTGATGGATATTATGAAAGCTTACTAGAAGACTATGGCGGCCCTGATAATCCACTGGCCAAGCAAGAATTATTCGGACAATTTACAAATCTTCAAGAAGGCGCAATTTACTGGGCCTTTGATCGTGATATAAATGTAAAAAAAGTAGAACCTAATAAAGAACATATCGTTTATGCTTGCCAGGATTTTAACGTCAATAATATGGAGGGATGTTATTTTCAATATATTGATGGCCAGATAAGAGTGTTTAAGGAAAGCATATTAAAACACCATGGGGCAAACACAGACACGGCTGCAAGCACGATTAAGACAGATTTAGTTAATAAAGGGTATAGAGTTAAGGTCGTGCCAGATAGTACGGGAAAAGCTAAAAAGAGTTCCTCTAGTGGCGTATCTGATATTGAAATACTGAAAAGTTATGGACTTGATGTTGTTGACACTGAAAACCCTTTTATAAGAGATAGGCAAAATTCGACAAACATAGGGTTTAAGAAAAATAAAGTAGTAGTTGATCCATCCTGTAAGGAACTTATAAAGGAAATAGAAACTTTATCAAGCAGAGATAAGGAAGGAGACAAGGCCCATGTTAGTGTGGCCCTTGGTTATGGTGTTTGGCATTTAATGCCACTTTTACCACCAAGAGGAAAGTCAAGGATGATACAGTTGTAAAATCAAAAAAATAAGATAAACTAAGAAAATACAAGCATCAAGGAAGAGAATATATGGCATTAATGGATGAAAAGGACGATATATTAAACTTTATTAAAGAACATGAAACAAATCTAGGGTTTAATGAAACCATTTTTGATATTCTTGAAGGTGATCTTCTGAAATATGTAGAAGCATCTTTAAAAGAACAACTTTCAGAAAACTCATTTAAATCAGCTATGGAGCGAGTTGCACCAATTAACTTGAGAAAAAAAGTTAATGATAAAGTATCAACTCTTTATGTTGATGAACCCATAAGAGTTGTTGATGGTGAAAATGAAAACGACCAGGCACTAATTGACGAGTATTCAGAAGAAATTGAAGTAAATTCATTCATGGAAGACTTGCAAAAGGGTGTGAACGCCTACAAATGGTCTGTTATTGAGTTTTATAACGATGATGGTATAAAAAATAGAGTGCTGCCATCACATCAATTTTTACCTTATTCAAATGACAGGAAAAATAAACTAAAAGTAACGGCCATAATCAAGTTTATGGGTTCATTTAAAAAGAAAGCCCAAGGCCGTGTACGGTCTAAGACAGTTCAGAAATATTGGATTTATTCAAAAGATGAATTTATGGCCATGGATTCAGATGGCGAACTGGTTATTGAAGATATGCTAGAAAATGACGGTATTAACTCATATGGTGTACTTCCATTTGTGTTTGTCTCGAAGTCCAGGTATATGCTTGTTCCTACACCAGATAAAGACGATCTTAAAATGAGCGTTTTATTTCCAGTGCTATTAACAGACTTAAATTTTGCTGCAAAAATGCTTGCTCACAGTGTTTTTTATGGAATTGATATCGATGCTGAAAACTTACATCTATCACCGGATGCAGTTTGGATTTTTAAAAGTGATAAGCAAGGCACAAAGCCGGAAGTGGGAACCATAACCCCTCAGGTATCAATCACTGATGTTATTACTCTTGCCAAAGAACAATTGGGTTCCTGGTTAGAAACTAAAAACATTAAGGCCGGTTCTGTTGGCCAAATAGACTCTAAAAACTTTGCTAGTGGGATTTCCAAGGTCATTGATGAGGCAGACACAACAGTTGAACGAAAAAGACAGTCAAAGGTATTTAAAAAAGTTGAGCGATCCTATTGGCGAGTTCTTGCAATTATGCACAATAGATTACTTGAGGCAGGAATACTGCGAAATAAAAAGAAATTTTCAGACCCAGAAAATTTAATTGTTAAAGTCACTCACGCAGACCAAAGACCAATTATGTCAAGAATTGAAAAGATCAATGAACTAAAAGAAGAAAACCAGGCAGGATTTAAATCAAAAGAAACTTGCATCAAAGAATTAAACCCAAATATGTCAGAAGGACAAATCAGTTCTGAAATAGACCGAATTGAAAACGAGTCAACTTTTACCATTGAAGAGGAAAATCAAGACAATGAACAAGTGGACGAGCAGAAAGATTAAACTATCTGAGAAATACACTAAGAGCGAGCGTGAGGCCATTGCGTATGATCTTGTGACTTATATTCAGAAAAGAACACTAAGAGGCAAGGGCAAGGGTAATAAGTCATGGACACCGCCTGCAAACAAGTACTCTAAGGACTATAAAAAGTCATTGGACTTTAAATTTAAGCGAGACAAATCAAAGGTTAATCTTGAATTATCCGGTGACATGTTAAGCTCCATTGATCTATTGAAAAATAGAAAAGGTGAAATTATCATAGGGATTAGTGAATCGGATCCTGATCATGGAAAAGCAGAGGGTAACATCAGAGGAAGTTATGGCCAACCCACTGGCAAAAGATCAAAGGCAAGAGACTTTTTAGGCATTGATCCTGGTGAGATAAAGAAAATACTCGCAAAGTATCCGACAAAACAAAAAGAGAAAATAAAAGAACGTGTGGCACAATTAGAAGCAGCACAGCAGGCAGCAAAGAAAATAATTGTAGGAACTAAAGTAAAGGACGAATTAACAATAGGAGAGATAGCCCTTGGCAAAGACAACTAGCTTACTACTCAAGTATATTCGCAAAATAAAGAAGTCAATCAATAGAGTCGACTTTAATGGCCATGCGGAAAATGCTGCTGAAACTATAAAAATACGCACAAGACTAGGCGGGGGCGTTTCAGGTGGCAAACGTGGTGGCACTAGGTATGCTTTAAAAAGTATTGGTAGAACAGAGAAATATAATAATTTTAGAAAGAAAACCAAAAAGCTCAATAAAACAGTCACAACACCAGCAAAGCACAATTTAACTCTTACTGGCCAATTACTTGATTCATTATATGGCCAAGCAAGAGGAAGTAAAATGTTTGTTAAACTTAAACCAGATCGTGATGACGGCAAAAAAAATGATGAAATTGCGAAGTATCAAGAAGATTTAGGAAGGTACTTTTTTGAATTGACAAACAAAGAACTAAAAAGGTTGCGCTCAAATATAAAACAGGATTTAATAAAACAAATAAAACGATAATTTTTAATCAAAGGAAATGTAGATGACAGATGACGAGAAAATCCCTAGTGGGGAACCTTCTAAGGATCTAGTGGACAACAAGAAGGACAAGTCAGAAGAGAGTGTATCTTATCAAACTTACCTCAAAACACTTGAGCAAGAGAAGAACGCAAAAGAAAGGGCCAAGACAGTTGAGCAAGAACTCAACGAACTAAAGGCCTCTATTGCCAAGAAAAAAGAGGATGAGCTACTAGAAAAGGGCGAAGTTGAAAAACTATTAAAGTTAAGAGAAGAGGAACTACAAAAAGAACGTGATCAGCGTGAGAAAACTTTGCAGGAGAACAAAGAACTTGAGTCAACATTAGTTAATAACTATAAACTCGATGCTATAATGCAAAAGCTCCCTGGAAAGCTGAAACATAAAGATTATAAGGCCTTCATTGATATCGACTCAGTACTTGTTGACCCCGATACAGGTAACATAGACGATGGATCATTAAGTAAGGTTGTTTCTGAATTTGTAGAATCTCACTCAAGCTTAATAGATAGTTCAAATTTCAAAGACCTCCCTGGTGATGCTCCTGTTGGTAAAATGAGAAAATACACTCAAACAGAATGGAAATCATTATCCTTAAAAGACAAAAAAGAAAACTGGTCTAGAAGACCAGTCAGCTAAGGAGAAAAAAATGAGTGTTACAAATATTAACGATATGACCGCACAGGTGAGAGCAAACTGGTCTGACATGTTTGTTCAAGAGCTTCCTGAAAGCGATCTCATGATTAGTCTTGTAAATAGGGACTACGAGGGTGAAATTGGCCCTGGCGGAAATGAAGTAAAAGTAACTCAATACCTTGATGCAGAAGGTGAAATCAGTACAATTGGTGTTGATGATGATTCATTTAACCCTGAAAAATTGTCTGAAATACAAATTGCCATCAAAGCTGATAAAATCTTTTCAGCTTCATTCCAATTTACAACAATGGCACAACTGCAATCACAACTTGAAGCGTCTGATTCAGAAATTAGGAGTGCATTATTGGCCGGTGTTAGAAAGAAAATGAACAGCTTTATCTATGGACTGTTTGATTGTACTAACAACACTGGTACAGTGACAGACTTTAACGCTGCTCAAGTATCAGCACTAAGAAAGTATGCAGGTCAAAAGAAATGGAAAAAAGATGGTAATTGGTATTTAATGGCCGATCCTTCATACCATTCTGACATGCTTAATGCATCTACGTTAACAAGCAACGACTACACACCAGATTCGCCAGTTGTTGGTGGTCAGTTCGGTGCAAAAAAGTTTGGATTTAATATCTTTGAAGATAATTCAGACGGTCTATTATCTGTGATTAGTACTCTTAGTGGTACTGATACAGAAGACGTTGCCTTGGCCTTCCATCGTGATGCAGTTCACTTTGTTATGCAAGCAGAAGCAGACTTTGAAATTGCTTCTTTGACAGCAAACAAGCAAAGAGGATACGTTATCAAGGTTGATGTTATTGGTGGTGGTAAAGCAGGTCATGACCATGCTGATCTTCACCATGCTGTATTTAATACATAACTTTTAAGTAAGGGCCAAGCATGTTGAAAAACGTTAAATATATTAAGTTCGAGTCAAAGACTGCGGATGATTTAGAAAAGATTATAAATGAATATGCGCAGAATTTAACGCCTATTAATATTTATACAAATAACAGTCGTCACTATGCTTGGTTCCAAACTGTTCTAGGTAGTAAAAAATCAGTTGTTAGAAGCAAAACTACGACTTACACTAACAAGAAAGAAAAAGCAAAACTAACAGGAGAATAGAAAATGGCAGCTTTAAACGATGCTAAAACAGTTGGCGCACCATTTGGGAATGAGTCAACTCTAAAGGTCGTGACTTACGACTTTTCAGTTGATGGCGGTGCCGTTGCTGACTATGATGTTATTACAGCAGATGGTTCAATTTTGGTTGAGCTTATCAATGTTGATGTTGAAACGGCAGTAACCTCCGCTGGCTCACTTGTTGCCGACCTTGGAAAAGGCGCAGGAGGTACAGAATTTTGGAGTGACCAGGCGGTTGCAGGTATGACAATCGATGCTCAATTATTGCCTGACACACCTGGCACAATTGTAGAACTTGCCGATACTGAAAAACTTATTTTTGGAATTGAGGTCGCTGCTGCGACAGCAGGAAAGGCACATTTTATGTTTAGAATCTATAGAAGACCTAAGCAATAAAAATCAGGGTAGGCGCTGCCTGCCCTTTTAAATTTTAAAAGCAGGCTGTTAAATGGTATCTAAAACAGGCAACGTATCGACTGACCATCAGAACTCATTTATAAATGACACTAGCGGAAATGTCGCAGTAAATACAGTTATTGCCGACGCAGTAGAAGGTTCATTTGCATTTTCAGGATTATCTACAGAGGTAAAAGTATCAAATGTTGTCGTAGGTGATGCAGCTTCAACACTTCCTTTAGTTGCCTTGACCAATAGAAATAGTCTAATAATTCAAAACACAGATACAACAAACTCAATTTACATTGGATCATCTAACGTGGCATCAACTGGGGCAAATGAAGGATGGGTTATAGGTGCAGGTGAATTTTTTTCACTAGACATAACAGACTCGATTGACCTGTATGCGATAGCCTCAACAGGGAAAACGGTTAGTGTTAAAATTATGGAGCTTGCTTAATGCCGAATAGCTTAAACACATTTAGACCTAGGCTATTTGCAAAGAATGTATTGATTACAAATGTAAGTACTGTGGCAATTACAGAAACTTCGCATGTTCTTCAACAGAACCTAAATGAACTAGTGATTAGGTCAAGGAATATGATAAACTTAAGACTTGCATTTGCAAGTGGTGAGACTATAAATAATTATGTTACACTAAAACCTGGAGCTGTTTTATCATTAGGTGGTCTTGATCTTGCGTCAACAACTATTTACATAAGATCGGATAGTGATGACACAGTGGAGATATTAGAACTATATAGCTAACCATGGAGGGCAATATGGCTATTTCCTTAGATGATATTCAGGGAACGCTACATTCCATTAAAATCTCAGATGGCACAAATGATATACTTATTGATGCTTCTGGCCACCTATCAATTAATGATGGTGGCAACTCTTTAACCATAGATAGTGCTGACTTAACTACGCTTGCTGGTGCTGTTTCAGGTACAGAGATGCAAGTAGATGTTGTGGCAGCATTGCCAGCAGGTACTAATAATATTGGATCAATTACAGTCACGGACGGAACAGACACAATTGCAATTGCAGCAGATGGTTCTATTGCTGTCACTGACAATGGTGGATCACTTACAATAGATAACTCTGATCTTACAACAATTGCTGGCGCAGTTTCTGGCACGGAAATGCAAGTTGATGTTGTGGCAGCATTGCCAACAGGTTCAAACACAATAGGTAAGGCATACATAACAGACGGTACGGAAGATTTAGCAATAAATGCCGATGGTAGTATAAACGTGCAATCGGCACCAGCAGGACTAGATTCATGGCAAACGTCAACACTTTCGGCCACAAGTACAGCAGGGGAAATAACAGCAACACCACTATCGAATAGATTGAAAATGATTATCCAAAACTTGGGAGCGCAAGACGTTTACTTAGGCGAAGATAACACGGTGACAACATCAAGTGGCATGAAGTTGCCTAAGGGTTCATCTTTTGAAATATCATTGGGTGCTACTGCAAACATATGGGCCATAACGTCAACAGGTTCATCAGACTTAAGGATTGCAGAGTATGCGGATTAATGAGCAAGACCTAATAAATGCAAAAGCATTAAATAGCATTGTTGGAAAAGGAAACTTTGAAATAAAAGGGGCCGCTGTAAAATCAGTGGCCTTTTTGTTTTCATGGTTAGATGATTTAGAAAATAGAATAGAAATAGGTTTAAAAGAAACTAAAATTCCATTGAGTGTTAAGGAAGTAAAAAAACCAGTAGAAAAAATAGGTAAGTAAAATGATTAGTGATCTAACACCAGAAAACGTGATAACAAACGATGCTGGCGCAACAATTGGAGTCAGTGGTTCACCTATTTATATAACTAGTGAAAGCAGTAACCCGACAAACATAACATTTAATAGCAATCATCTTGATTCGTTTGGTAGGTTGGTAGTGTCGTCACCTTTTAAACTTTTCGAGTACAGTGCTAGTCAACCTCTGGATACAACTAGGTATCATGACACGTCAACAACAGGCAGTGGGACAGTAACAAGAAATGCAACTAAAACACAAATAGAGTTTTATACTTCAACGTCTAGTGGTGATAAGGCAATCTTTCAGACTAGAAGATCAATTCAATATAATAAAGCAAACTCACAAGAAATTTTTATAATATATCGACCAAACCCGGTGGCGAATAGGCGTGAGCGTTGGGGCTACTTTGATGAAAATAATGGAGTTTTTTTCGAGCATGATGGCACTAATTGTAAAGTAGTAATTAGGTCAAACACAAGCGGTAGTGTTGTAGACACAACTTTTGCACAAACAGCATGGGAAAACCATACAAGCGGAGTCGATTGGACTAAACAACATGTTTTCAAAATTGACTTTGGTTGGCTGTCCTCAAGGGGTGTTAGGTTTTGGTTAGACGTTGACGGTGATTTATTGCCAGTAAAAACTTGGTATATCTCAGGTTATTTAGACGTTCCCTTTATGAAAACCGCACAACTACCTATGAGAGTTGAGGTAGAAAATACAGCAGCAACGGCAAGTGCAAAAACGAGTAGCTTCACTTGTATGGCCGTACAGTCAAGTGGTGCCGAACAGCAGGAAGGTGCTGTCAGAACATTATCAACAGGAACGAGTACAATATCAGTTTCAACTACTGAAACAATAGGCGCAGGGTTAAGGTTAAAAAGTGGTTATGATAACGCATCGGCATTACCTCAAGACTTCTCTATGTTACCCCAGTCAGGGAATGACTTTGTATATTACAAAGTTATTTATAACCCAACATTAACAGGTGATACTTGGAACACTCCAAGTGATGGCGTAGTTGACACGTTGGCAACAGTGACAAGTTATACAGGTGGCACTATTTTAGATGATGGCCATTTCCCACTAGGTAACAAAAATCAAACATCATCAAGTAAATTAAGATCGCTACTTAATGACATTTACTTAGGCACTGATATATCAGGCAACTGTGATCCACTGATAATCACTTTTCAAACGGACGCAGGTACAGGTGATGTATTTTTCACTGGTAGCTATAGGGAGTTCATATAATGAAAAGATTTATATTCTCAGATAATGGAACTTTAAAAGATAAAACAATCAATCTTGAGAAATATCACTCAGACTCAGAGGTTATTGATTATGTCACTTCTAACGATGCAATTTATATTGGTAGTGAGCTTCCTTTTAATTCTCTGTTTTTTGATGTTGCAGTAAGTAATACAACATCAGGAAATATATCTATAAAATACTGGGATGCTACAACTTGGCGATCAATGGTCGAAACTTTTGACGAGACAGAAGTTGGAGGAATACCATTTTCTACCTCTGGCCATATTACATGGGTTCCTGATCGAAATTATCTATGGGCGCAGTCTAATACTACTTACCCAAGCGGTACTGAACAAATAACTGGCCTTGGGAACATTACTATCTATGACCTGTACTGGATAAAAATAGAATACGATGCGACTCTTGATAATACTCTTGAATTAAACTGGATAGGGCCTAAGTTTTGCCATGACAACGATTTGACAGGAGAATATACACTTTTTAGTAATTCAACATTTAAAAGCAATTATTTAACAGGAAAAACAGACTGGGAAAATGAGATAATTATAGCTTCAAGGATAATGATTGAGGATATAATTAACAAAGGTGTCATATCTGGTGCCGGGCAACTATTAAAAAGAAGAAAATTAAGAGATGCTTGTGTGTCCAAGACCGCTCAACTTATATTTAAAAACCTTGGAGATGACTATAAAGACGATGCTGAAAGGGCCTGGAAGGAATACAAAGACAGATTGAGTATGTCAAATTATGGTGCCGACCTTAATAATAATGCAACATTTGATACGAGTGTTGAGCTAGGAGTAAAAACAGGTGTCTTATTTAGATAGTTTGTTGACTTCAATTAAGTCTACAATCCCAACATATACTGGATTTAGTACTAAGAAAGAAATTTTAAATCCATACTCTTTAGAAAACAATCCTAGCAAGTTTTTAGAGGATGCTTGGGGCCTTTCCGTAGGGCCGGGAACCAGGGCAGAAAATGACAGTCCAGTAAGAGAATACTATGTAACAACATTAAGAGATATCGGGGTAGTTCTATGTAGGCCAGTCTATGACGTACACAACATAGGACTAGCGTTAGATGATGAGCAAAGAACATTACTTTTTGATGCTGCAACAATCAGAGACAATTTTCTTGATTTGGCAAAATTCGGGGTGCTGAAAACAGGTGAAAATGTCGAGTATGTTGGAGATTCAGGAATAAATTTTCTTGAAATCGACGATGGTTTTAAATTCATCTATACGCAAATAGATTTTACATTTGAAATTATAGAAACTATTAACTAGGAGGCCTTTATGGCGTTAAGCGATCCTAGAGCTATCTTTGGAGTACACTCAGTTGCTCCATACAACAGAACAACAGGCGAATTTTACGGAATTGCAAAAGTTCTTGATAGCTCATCAATTGCAATAAATTCAGAGTTAATCAGCTTGCCAGGTGGTTCGCAAAAGTTCCCCTGGGCGGTTGAAAATGGGCCAAGTACAGCAGAGGTATCACTGTCAATCGGACAATACGATAACTTTTTACTTGAACTTGCTTATGGTGGCACTGCCACTGAAAATGCAGCGGAGGCGACAGGTAGCGTAACAACATTAACAGACAAAAGTGGAACTGTTGTCGATGCAACAACGGGTATTGCATCTGTTGGGGTAACATCGGGTGATAGTTCTGATCTTAAGTTTGGTAAATACGTTGTTAAAGTCGTTTCTGGCACAACTGTAGATGTCTATATGTCAAGTGACGTAGACTTTGCAAGAGGCACTGACGGCAGTTATCAAAACGACCTTTTAAAAATCACAGCTTCACCTATTACTATTCCAGATACAGGTGGAACGATTGCGCTGGCCGATTATGGCATTGAGTTTACAGGTGGTAGTGGAACTATCAATCTTGAAACTGCTGGGGCCATTGGCGATACAGCTACATTTTCAGTAAGGCCACCAAATACAAAGTCAACTGACTTAACTATTGGTGCAGCGACTGATATCGTACCAGAAGTTGGAATGATTGTTTATAGTCAGGCCCGTGGAAATGGTGAGCTTTTTGAGATTGACATTTACAGGGCAAAACTGACTGGCCTTCCATTTGGATTTACAAAATTTGAGTGGTCGGTTGCAGAAATTACAGCACAGGCCTATTATGATTCAACTAGGGATGGTGTTCTATCAATTAGACACGTCACACCTAGTTAGGTTACTTCCCTTGGATTTTGGCCGTCTTTATGGCGGCCTTTTCTTACTGACCTATTTGATTCTCTTAAGTCGTTTTCATCAAGCATCTTTCTATCAGCATTAAATGCAGAATAGACTAAAAATAGAGAAATATTCCCTTTTGCATACATTTTTGCAAGGCCAGTGATAAGGTTTTTCTCATACTGACTTACTCGGATTTCAATTCTTTCAGATAATTTTTGCTTTTCTGTCATTGTCCGTACTATCCTTTTATATAAATTATAACCGAAAAAGAGGATAATCAAACTATGAAATTAACTGAAATGGTGCCAAAGGAATCAAAACTAAAATTAGGTGAAAAAGAATTAACTTTAAGACCTATAAATCTATCAGATGAAATTTGGTTAGAAAAAGAGTTTGGCCAGGACGGTATTCAAGAAATTTTTGAAAAAGTTAAGATTGAAGAGATTTCTAGGATTGTTTTTAGGCTTTTGGTTGATGACGATAAGTTATTTTTTAAAAAGCAAAACGTAAGGGCCGTGAGTGAAGATGGTGAAGTCAGTACAATTGAGCTTGGTGGCGTTGCTCTATTAAGGGCCATGGTTCACGGTTGGGACGATAAACTGGCACTTTTAAACTGCTTACTTGAGAACATAGGAGCATCAAGGCCAGAACAAGAAGAAATAAACGATGATGATAAAAAAAAAGAAAAGAAAGAGTAGAAGAAACTGACTGGGCAACAATATTTGACTTAATCATTTCAGAATATAGTTGGAAAATAAAAGATATTTTAAACTTAACACTAAGAGAAATTAACTGGATATTAAATGCAATTATGAAAAGACAAAATGACAATCACGTATTTAATGCAAAAATCCATGGCTATGAAATAAAAGTTCCTCAACTTAATACCCCAAAGGCACCAAAGCAATCAACTGAGCATGACAGTACTATAAATCAAGCTTTTGAAAAATTAAAAGCAAAAAAGGCAGGATTACATGGCCGATGATAAAATTATCATTGAGTTTGATGGTGATATAAAACAATTAAAAGGAAAATTACAAAAAACCGATTCATCAGTAAATAAGTTAAAAACATCAGCTCAAGGCGTTGGTAAGGCATTAAATGCATCTGCAAAAATAGCTGCTGTAGGCTTTTCGGCATTGGTGGCCGGCATAGGGAGTGCCGTAAGTGCTTTTAGAGAACAAGAGCAAGCTGAAATAAGGACAAGACAAACTATTGAGGCAACTGGAAAAGCTGCTGGCCTTAGTGCTGATGAAATCTTCAAGATGGCCGCAAACTTACAAAAAGTAACAACTTTTGGTGATGAAACAATCATATCAGGCCAAAACTTACTATTAACATTTAGAAATATAGGTAAGGACGTTTTTCCCAGGGCAACCGAAGCCATGCTTGATATGTCAACGGCAATAGGAATAGATTTAAAATCAAGTGCCATTCAACTCGGTAAGGCCCTAAATGACCCGACCGCAGGAATTTCGGCACTGACAAGAGCTGGTATAACATTTTCAGAAGAACAAAAAAGACAAATTAAAACATTTCAGGATACAAATGACATTGCATCTGCTCAAGCGGTCATTTTAAAAGAATTAGAAAATCAATTCGGTGGCGCTGCTAGGGCCGCTGCTGGTGGTACAGGTTCTATTATTCAGACTAAAATGGTTCTAGGTGATATTCAGGAAGAAATAGGAAGGGCCGCTTTGCCTGTTGTAGGTCTATTAAATGATGAACTAAGAGGCCTTGCCGAGAGCTTTGACAGTAATGGCGAAGCAATGCAAACATTTAAAACAGTTTTAGAAAGTTTGTCTAAAGTTGTGGCCCGTGCAAAAGCTGGTTTTAGTACATTAGGTGGCATTTTAGGTACAACACTTGCTGCTGGTATGGAGGCAGCAACACAAGCGATTAAATTTAATTTTACAGCTTCAAAAGATGCTATTGCATTGGGAGCAGAGCAAATTGCAGACGTTGTAAAGAATAGTGCCGAAACATTAAATAAAGACCTTGCAAAAATTGATGAGGCATTTAGTGAGTCAAAGTTAAAGAATAGAGAAAAATCAAAGCAGTTATTGCTTGATGCCTTATCGGTCGAAGCTGAACAAGTTAAAGAACTAAAAGCTCAAGCAAAGATTGATGAAAATGCACTTTTAAATGAAATTGAAGCTGAATTGCACGCTATGAATTTAGAAAATAAAGCAATGCAGGAAGAGGCAATCAATACATTAGTAAAACAAAAACTAAAAGAAAGATTTGATGCCACAAGGGCCGTTGCCCAAGAAGATATAAAAGCATCAATAAAAGAGAATCAACTTAGACAAAAAGAAGAACAGCGTTATGGTAAAAATATTGCAGATTTTAGGGCATTAACACGTGATGAGGACTATAAAGGTGCAAAAGCAGCACTTGATAATTTAACTACATTAGGACGCTCAGGGAACAAAGAGCTTGTAGCAATCGCCAGGGCGGCCTCTGTTGCAAGGGCCATAATAAATACCGCAGAAGGTGTAACTAAGGCCTTATCGTTAGGGCCAATTATTGGGCCAATACTTGCAGGAACAATTGCAGCGGCAGGTGCAGTCCAAATTGCTACAATTAAGTCACAGAAATTTGCAAAAGGTGGAATGTTTACTGGTGGCATTGCAGGTGTTGATTCTATTCCTGCAATGGTTCAGCAAGGAGAGATTGTTGCACCGACTAAAAACTTTGAAGAGGTTATCGGTTCAGTTAGGGCCAAAAGAGAAGCTGAGAATTTAGGCGGTGGTGTTGGTGGTGTAAAAGAAGTTGTGATCTCATTCAAAGATGATGCAATGGAATACATTGAAGCGCAAATCCTTGAACGAAGGGCCATTGGGGTAGGTAGTATATGAGTCAAATATTGATAATGCAGAAAAATATAATTGATATTAGTAATGAAAACATTGCTATAACCGTGACGGATGCAGTGGCAACAAGTACTGGCCAAGACATTGTTGATTATATCAGAAATAGAAACAACTATTCTGCTTGGGTAACAACAGACTCAACAGATGCAGCAAATACACAAGTCGATATTGACTTGGTAGATTCAGAAACATTTTCAAAAATTATCCTTATCGGTCACAATTTAAAAGCATTTACAATACAGTATTGGGATGGTGGTTGGACTGACTTTAGTACAGCAATCAATGAAACAACTAATTCAGATGACACAACGGAATTTGATTTCACGTCAATAACAACAGACCAGATAAGGATTGTTATAACAGGCACTCAAGTTATAGATGATGATAAGTATATAAAACAGTTAATTGTAACCAATGAAGTAGGTCAGCTTAATGGTTATCCAGTAATTGAAGATGCTACTCACGAAAGGACTAGAA